ATGCGGCCAAAAAGCGAATGTCGAGGCACGGCATGGCGCAATGAAGACGGTAGCGGAAAAACCTTTTACATTGGCAAGCGCGGAAACTCAAAATTTACCGGTATTTATGAGAAAGGCAGACAGTTCGGAGATGTTGACAGCCCTTGGGTCAGGTTTGAAACCGAATTCAGGGCGGGCGATATAGAAATCCCATTGGATATGTTGCTTTATCCCGGTTCGTATCTAGGCGGTGCATATCCGATTTGCAAGGCGATTTTTAAAACCGAAGCCAAGCGGATGGAAGCAAAAGTAGAAACCGTTAATTTGACATTCGACCATAAGCTTTTCCATGCAAGGAATCAGGTCGGCAAGATGGTTAATTTCCTCCGCGATATAGGGTGGGACGATAGCAGGATAGTTGATGAGCTGGTGAAAGGCGTTGAAGGTTATCCCAAAGGTTTACAGCCTGAGCAATACGATTGCAGAAACCAAACGCAGAAATTCCAGTATATACACGAAGAACAGAAAGCCATTAACGCATTGAACATTGAAATACTGTTTGATGATTTGAATGAAGAGAAAGAAACCGCATTCCCCCAAGACAGGGAAAGGCAACACATCAAGGATATTGAGTACGAGGAACGTCAAATATCCGATTTTTTAAACAACTGAAGGAAATTAAAAAATGTTTGAAACAAGCCAAGTAACCACATATCCAGCCACTTTATTGGGCGCAAAACAATTCAAAGGCGAAATCGACGGTAACAAAATCGATTCATGCACCGTCTTGGTAGCCAGCCCCATGCCGTCAAACGGCAATGCCGTGGGCTTTACCGCAGCAAGCATGAAGTTTGGCGACAGCCATAATTTTGAAAAATTGAAAAACCTTAAATTCCCCTGTGCGGTTGATGTAACCGTTGCCATGGAATCAACAGGCAAAGGCTTAGTGCCGAAATTGTTGGATTTCCAAGTAAAGGGCGCAGCACCTAAAGCCTAAGAAAGGCTGAATCATGAGCAGATACCAACAGAAATTTATCGTACAGGAATTGGAAAATCACGAATTCATCTATCCCGATCCATTTGGCGATATTGGCTTTACGCCGAACATCAAATCAGCCGGCAAGTATGAAAGTTATGAAGACGCTTTCAGCTCGGCATTGGAAGAGATAGGCGGGGAATTTGTAATTTTCGGATTCTACGAAAAAGAAGATTAAGTTTAAGAGGCTCGGCGGGTGGTCTCTAAAACCTTCACAAAGCCCGCAATTAAAGGATTAAAAATGAAACAGAAAGTACCCCTCTCATTTAAATTAAGTTTGGGCGGGTTGGTTTTTTTCCTACTGGTTTTAATTATATCGTTTTGGTACCTGTACTTTTAAAAGACTTGCGGTAAGTCTCAAAACACCCGCATCACTTTTTTATAAACCCTTATTGAAAGGAAAACGCTATGAAACTCTTAAACGTAGCAAAAAAATACGGCAATAAAGTTATTGCCGCAACAGCACTGACAACCGCTTCCGCTTTGGCCGCTGCCGATGGCGTCGATTTGTCAGCTATCGGTACGACCGCTGCCGCCGAGATTGCAAAATTTGCCATTATGGTATCTGCAATCGGTGCTGCCGTTCTGTCGGTTATCGTGTTGATGCAAGGCTTCCGCATGGCCTTCAGCATGGTTCGAACGGCTAAATAACTGAAAGGGTAGGAAATGGGGTATCGAGTCGGATTGCAATGCTTTTATACAACGGAAGAAGCGCATGACTATGTATTGTCTCAAGTCCTACCTACCGTAACGGCGGATGGCAAAGTCGTCCGCCCTTACAAAAACGGCAAAGACTGGTATTTGAACGAGCAGAAAATCAATTTGAGTTTTCCTCAATGCGACATAGCAGAACAAATACAATTCGGTGTATTGGTCGGCGCGCCGTTCATAGTCTTATTGGTACTCGTATTCGGTATCAGGATGATAAAACGGTTGATTGAATCGGTTACAGAGAATCAAGGGGGTGTAGATGATTGATTTTTGGTTTTTATACGGATTCGGCGCGGTCTGTTTGGCATCGCTGATATTTTTTTGATATTCAAAAAGGGTATAATCCCGACTTTCTGCAACTGTTAAGAAAGTTAGGATTATGTTTTATATTTCAGAAGAAGAATTGAGATTCAAAAAAGATACGAATCCCGATTATTTAAATGAAAAATTGTGTCATGTGTTTACAGCTGAAATGTTTAGACTTAAAGAAATTTATCCAATTTCTGATTTTAAGAACATGGTAAAAAGCGCAGCCCAATATTTTTTAAATAGAACATATCTTGATGATATGTTAGTTTTTTTTGAAGATGGCTCGTATTTGAAATTTCAGTTTTTAGAACATGGCTTTGAATGCAAAGAGTTCTATGATGGTCAAATTTCAACGGCTTATTATTATGGCCGTTATTCTATTAGGATGTAATCTTAAAGCTAATGCTGAATTAGTAGTTGAGCCAAATGGAAGAGTTCGTGTTCCTACGGGTGGATTTAATGAAAATGGCGTTAGAACTTGGCGTTATTTAGATAACGGTCGTGGCGGTATGGGTGGGAATATGTTCTATCATGAAATTGGTAGTAAATCCTTAGCTGTCCGCGAAGCCTCCGCAGGCCTCCGTTCCGCCTCAACTGTCCCCGTAACCATCGAAAGCCGCGTATCCAAATCCACAGTCTTCAGAAACCTCCTATCCCGTGCAAGATTAGGCGGCAAATACGCCGTCCAACGCGCCGCGGGCAAACTCGGTGCAGGTCTTTTAGGCGGTCCCGCCGGGTGGGCAATAACTGCGGCTCTGACAGCATATGACCTTGCATCACCAATAGCGGCAAGCGAAGGCTATTACTACGATGACAAATATCAGGATTTTGTAAAAACAAAAACCTATGTGTATTGCGTCGCAACATCTGGACTGTGTACCGATCAAAGCGTTCAAGAAACGGTCATGAATCCCGATGCTGTTTACGCTGATATGGAATCAAATCCATCAGATGCCGAAATCAATAAAAAGCTGTGTGCTAAGTTGGAAGTCAATCATTTTAACTTTGAATATCCTGACCGATTTAGTAAAAAGAACACATATTTTAACGGTAAAAGTCGAATATGCGTTGTTGAATTCAACGTTTTAAAAGCGGTTGGGAGTTTATCTCCGGGAGATACGACAACGTCGCAAACCCGTTGGCTGGAACGCGTCCCAAAAGTCAAAGAACCCATACCGCAAAGCGTATTTGATAAAGCCGTACAGCCATCGGCAGACGCCAGCCCGTCGAAATATGTTGGTGCAACTGCCAATCAAGACGGCAGTGTACCAGGTGAGACGCAAGGCAATCCAACCGTACCTAATGGCACAGTAGTAACCCTCGGCCCTGCAACCGGACCTGATAATAAGCCAGTACAGGTAACAATCAATTTTAGAACAGGTTCAGACGGCGATACATCGGCAACCGTAACCAAAACCCCGCGCCCCGACCTAACACCGGGCAGCCCTGCCGCTCCCAAAACCAACCCAACCCCCACACCGGGAGGAAGCGGCAAACCAGGAGCAGACGGCAAACCTGGCGAAGACGGTAAACCGGGCGAAGACGGTAAACCTGGCGGAGACGGTAAACCTGGCGAAGATGATAAACCTGGTGAAGATGATAAACCTGAAGATAAGCCTAAAGAGGACGACAAGCCCAAAGAAGACGGAGGTTTGCTATGTAAAGTGTTCCCGAATATTTTGGCATGCGACGAATTGCCCGAAAAAGAAGAACCAAATTTAGAGATTCCCGAAGAACAAATAGATTTGAACTTCACACCTGACAATACCTTTAGCGAGTATGGCGAATGCCCTGCTCCGGTAACGTTTCAGGCGTTGGGCGCGGAATACAAAATCAGTCTTGAGCCTGCGTGTAATTTAGCTGCCATGATGCGCCCCTTTATTATCGCAATGGCTTGGCTGGTGGCTTCGTTCTTCGTGGCTAGAGTTGTCAGAAATAACGCATAGGGGGATTTATGAGATTTTTAGCTGCTCTTGCTCCATATTTAATAAACCATGTTGTCAAATACATTCTGACTGCCTTAGGGGTGTCTATCATTACCTATGTCGGTTTTGACGCCCTTATGAGCAATCTTAAAAATCAGTTTATAAGCAGCATGGGGGCGGTTCCCACCGGAGCGATCCAAATTTTTTATATTGCAGGTGGCGGCGTTGTTCTGAATATTATGTTTGGCATGCTCGCCTTTGTCGTTACTTTTAAAACCCTGTCTAAATTAAGCTTCGGCAAGAAAGGATAAAGATGGCCGCCATTACCCTGATAACAGGCAAACCCAGAATAGGCAAAACCGCCTTTGCCGTCGAACTGCTTATGTTTGATGACTTCTATAAAGGCCGTAAAATCTTCTCCAATATTAACGGCCTTTTGATAGACCATCATAAACCGCCGGAAGGGCATAGCTGGGAAGACATGCACGAATGGCTGAAATGGAAAGAGAATATAGGCTCTGTCGTCATCTATGACGAAGTGCAATATCTGTTTCCGACCCGTTCAAGCGGATCAAAAATGCCTGAAAACGTCGCCTTTTTGAACATTCACGGTCATTACGGTATCGACATGATACTTATCACGCAATCGCCCAAGCTGCTTGACGTGAACTTGCGCGAAGTTGTGAATAAGCATATCCATATAGCTGCAAACAAAATGGGCGGTCTGACAAGGTTGGAATGGAACGAAGTAGCCTTAAATCCGACCCAACAGGCAAGAAACGCCTTGTCCAGTTCGCATAAAATCAGACAAGAGGTTTTTGAATACTACAAATCCGCCGAAGTGCATACCGCGCATTCGCACGTCAAATCAAGGTGGTATTACGTCATCATCGCTATGTTATTTATCCTGCCGTGTATCTTAGGTTTGGTCGGATTCATGGGCTATAAGATGTATCAGGGCTATAAAGAAAAAGCAGGAATAACGGCACAGGCAGAAGCAGCAAAAGAAGATACAGGTTTTAAAAATCCGCTTGACCCTGAAAGCCAAAAAGAAATGATGCCGCAAAGCGGAATTCAGGGGCAAAACCTAAAACCTGAAGACTTCGTGCCAACGCTCGCCGAAAAGCCTGAAAGCAAACCCATTTACAACGGCGTCCGCCAAGTTAAAACATTTGAGTACCCTGTCGGCTGTGTAGATGGCGGCAAAAGCGGATGTACATGCTATTCATCGCAAGGCACACCGCTGAAAGAAATCACAAAAGCCATGTGCAAAGACTACGCCAAAAACGGCTTGCCGTTTAATCCGTATAAGGACGAACAACAACAGGCAGCCCAACAGCCACAAACAGCCCCGCAGACTGCCTATGAGCCTGAAAACAACCAAGTCATCACAATGGGCGGGCAAAGTCAAAAAAACCTAATGTATGACGGCTATGTCGAAGCAGGTCAACAATTTGCACAACGTGGAGGGATCGTCGGTTCGCCATAAATAAGCATCCACGGGGTGCGGGAACTCCCGCTTTTTTGAATTTCAGCAATTTTATGTCAAAAATAGGCAAAAATCAGCGCAACCGGACGCAATAAAATGCCAAAGCTAAAACCCGCAAAACGTTTTAAAAAAGACGGTTTGCGGGTTTTTGTTTATGCGCAAAACAAAAGCCCGGGCGGTTTAGGCAGCAAATCGACCAAAGCTAAAACTGGACAAAAGAAATGCCGAATCGTTCGACCATCCTAAAGATTGGATATCATCATAGCCGCATAGCAGGCTGAATAAATAGAGACCTTTGCAAAATTCCCCAAAATCCCCTAAATTCCCACCAAGACATTTAGGGGATTTTCCATGAGCACCTTCTTCCGGCAAACCGCACAAGCCATGATTGCCAAACACATCGACCGCTTCCCACTATTGAAGTTGGATCAGGTGATTGATTGGCAGCCGATCGAGCAATACCTGAACCGTCAAAGAACCCGTTACGTCCGAGACCACCGCGGCCGTCCCGCCTATCCCCTGTTGTCCATGTTCAAAGCCGTCCTGCTCGGACAATGGCACAGTCTCTCCGATCCCGAACTCGAACACAGCCTC